CACCACGTAAAGTTCTCTGATGAATAGTATTAGATACTTTTTGTAACTTGATACCTAAAGTTTGGAACCAAGTCATTTGGGTGTAATAAACACCAGCTGTGTTAGCATCAAATCCTGAACCAGCAGCGTTCAATTGGTTACCAACTTTTGCAGACCAAACTTCAGAGATTGGAGCGTTCTGGATCAACATATCTAAGATTTCGAGGTCGATCTCAAGAGAGATATACTCACTCAACATAGAAGTTAATTCAGCTTCAGCATCCAAATTCTGATAAGCGTTCAAGTCTTGAGCAAATTCTGGAGTCCATTGTGCTTTCAACTTACGAGTTTTAGCAGCGATGGTTTCAGAACGTAATTGAACATTGATTTCTGGGATGTTGATTGATTGACCAGCAGTTCCACTGTTGCTAGAATAAGCAGCTAAATCTTCAAAATCACCACGAGCTTTATCAGCTGTTTTCTTAGTGTAATAAACAAGAGCAGCACCAGCAATTGGTTTAGCATCAACAGCAGAAGCAGTTACAAACAATACAACGTTAGCACCACTTAAGTAGTTAAACTGATGTAAGTTCATAGCTTCAGTGATAGAACCAGAGATGTAAGAGATAGCTCTAACAGCGTTTGGATCTAAGTTAGCACTGATTGAAGAAGTAGCAATAGTTAAAGTTTGAACATTCTTTAATTGAGCATCACTACCACCTTGAATTGAAGATGAGAAGTTAGCGTCAAAGTTAACTTGCTGGAAAGAAGCTGAAGCTACAGTTACTGAACCGAAAGCTACAGAAGCTGAGAATTGGTTAATTGAATAACCAAAACGAGCAGCACCGTATAAACCACCTTCAGCTAAGTTACCAAATCCTTCAGTACCACTTGGAGTACCATATAAAGAATTAGTAGCAGTGAAAGGATTCTTAGTAGTACCATATTGGAAATCTAAGAAGAATACTAAACCAGCAGGTAAAGACATTGGTTGAACAGAAACGAATTCTTTAGCAGCGATTTGACCAAATACCTTACGTACTAACGGCAAGGCAACACCAGCCCACTGCTCACCAGTTCCTGGAGCGAATGAACCACCAGTACCAGTTTGAGAAGTTTCAACAACCAATTGTTTAGCTTGGTTCTCAAGCATAACAGCCATGTTTGATTTGTTATAGTCAGCGAGACCTTCTAACAAACCTGACTTTTCCCATTTTGAAGCTAAGCGAGCAGCGTCGCCTTGCTGTGACTGCCATGGGTTAGCAGATTCGATTAATGATTGAATTTGACTCATTTGTAATGAATTTTAAATTTGTTTTTTTATTTTATGATTCCTGCTAATTGTTGCATACGACGAATAGCAGCGTCGCTTTCTACAATCGGTTGGGCTGGGGCAACACCAGCTGCTTTAGAAGCAAATCCAACTGATTCCTTAATTGTGTTTTTAGTTCTAGTAGTGATTGATTCAGATAATGACTCGTAAACAAGCTTAGCTTCTTTTACGTTTTTAGCCTTATCAAAAGCTTTCAATACTTTAACTTTTTGAGCTTCGTTCAAAGATTTAGCTTTGAAGATTTTGTTTGTGTAGAGAAGTTTAGCATTTAAGAGGTTAACTTCGTTGAGTTCAGATTGTAAAGCTTTGATAGTTTTAATGGCTTCTTCTAAGTCTTTTTTATCTTTCTTAGCTTCTTCCATTTCTTTTTTCTTAGCTTCTTCCATTTCTTTCTTTTTACCTTCCTCAACTTCTTTCTTAGCCTCATCTACTTCTTTCTTCTCATCAACAGGTTTTTTACCTTCTTCTTCCTTGTCTAATTCAGCTAACAATTCATCGAGGCTGATAGATTCTTCATCTTCAACTTCTTCTTCTTCGCCAGCTTCACCATCCAAGTCAATTTCGCCTTCACCTTCTTCACCTTCAACACCAGCCATAACATCTTTTAATACATCACGGATAATGTCTTTAAGCTCATCAACAGTTAATTCGGTAACTTCATCGTCAGCGTCAGCTTCATCTAAAGACTCTTCAACTTTTTTCTTGTCGTCGTCTTTTTTCTTAGCTTCTTCTACTTCTTTTTTACCTTCTTCAACTTCTTTTTTCTTAGCTTCTTCCATGTCTTTCTTAGCCTCATCTACTTCTTTCTTTTCTTCAACTTTTTCGCCTTCTTTCATTTTTTCTTCGGCTTCAAGTTGAGCTAAGATTTCTTCGAGGTCAGTTTCTTCCATAGAATCAACTTCTTCCACTTCACCTTCAATTTGAGGTTTCTGGGAAGCAGCTCCAAAACCAATAGAGGCCTCATGGCCTTCTTCTGTTTTACCGTAGCCTTCTTCTTCAACTTCCTTTTTCTCTTCTAATCCTTCTTCTTCCAACTCATTTAATTTAGCTGAAAGCATAGACATGATTTTTGGAGTGAAAGTTTCTTCAAGAGCGGCTTTAGCGTTGGCGACTGCAGCGTCACGAACAGCTTTAGCATCGGCAATTGCTTGCTTGAACAATTCTTGATTTGTCATCTGAATTTTCTCCTTTTACGATTGCTTATTAGCAGGAAGCAATATAGAGTTGTAAATATTAAATTAATGAGATATTGGAGATCTCATATGGGGGTTATCCATAAATATGTGAAAAGTACTCAAAGCGACAAAAACGAAACCCAGCCTTACAGGGCTGGGTCAATCTATTGATGCTATCAATAGGGGGGTTATTGTCTTATACAGCAAACACCTGTCTGAGAACAGATGATTTCTGAGATTAGATTATTTACTTTAGTATATTTACCAAATGAGCGAGCTCCAGGAACAAATCCTTCGCTTAATCCTGTTGGTTTCATAAACGCACCTTGAGTTGATGGTGTTGAAACAAAGTCCCAACATAATAATTCAAAGTCATCTTGTACTTCAACTGTACCTTCACCTAATGGTTTTACTGAACCCATACCACGAGATGAAATACCAACTGTTATATTATTTAAAAATAGTTCTTTTAATATATTACCACTTGGTGTAGGTAATACTTCAATTTTGCCCATTAAATCATCACCATCCCACCATAATGTTTTAATATTATGGCATACGTTTTTCAAGTTAATAATAGATGAGTCTGGATGGTCTAATTCACCTAATGCTCTATTTTCAGCTATTGGGCCAGAGATATATTTTTCAACCTCACGCATTAATGTTTCTTTAGGATAAACTCTACCGTTTTGATTCTTAGCATCAGCGCGTTGTACTACCCCTTCAACAATTAAATTTTTAGATGGAGATAACTTCGCCTCATGCAAAGCACGAGGTGAAGGTTGAAATGAAAAATATTCTATTAATACTTGTTTGGACATATTATGCTTTATATGTTCTAAAGTTAAGTTTAGCGTTTTTAGCTTGTGTTTGAGCTGCTGTATCTTGAGCTGGGATGTTAATTACATCACCTGTGGCTTTAGCCGCTTGGATATCTTTAGGGTTTAATAATTCTTGTTTTAAAGCTTTCTTTAATGTTTCTTTAATTTTAGTATGTTTATCTTCTCTTACAAAATGAGATGAAGTTACTTTTCTATCAGATGGGGCGTATCTATTATATATTTCAAGAGCTTTATCAGCACCAATTTGTTTAGCTAATTGTCTTAAAGTACCTTCCATTGATTGTTGAGCATTCCATTTACTAGGATCATCACTCATCTCAGCATACCAATCATATTTTTTCATTAGATTTTCAAACTCATCTTCAACACTCATATCACCTTTCATTTTATCAAATGAGGAGCCTAAATCAACACCACCCATAAATGAGCCTTCTTCCATAGTGCTATCTAAAAATTGCTCATAATCATCTAACATATCCCAGTTAGATAAGAGATTTTTAATAGCTAAAATACCTTTAGGAGATAATTCACCATATTTATTTGACCAACCTACAATAGCGTCTTCTAAATCACTATATACATCACTATCTTTACCCCACTCATCAGCTACTTTATCTAACATAGTATGGATTTTAGATCCACCAGGGAATGTAGGGTCGTTATGATGTTCATTCATTTCTTTACCTGGAAATTCATCTGGTTTAGAAAATAAATAATAGCTCATTTCTTGTTTAGCTAATTCTTCAATATCTTTTTCTGACATTTCTGGAATGTCATTAGAATCTACTCCATTTAATACTGTTTCTTCCCATCCTTCACTATCATCAAACATAAAAGTATCTACATTTTCGATTTCTTCAGGATCAATTACAGATTTAAGATAATCAGCTACTGCTTTATCATTGAATGAATAATCACCTTCTTCATCAACAGTGATATATTTATTTTTTTTAGCTTCTTCTAAACCTTCTTTAATAGTTTTTTCAGAGCCAGTCACACCTTTATCAGGCATTACTTTAACACCTTTAGGTTTTTTAGAACCTTCTTCTTTTTTACCTAATGAATCTTGTACATTAGATTTTTCATCTTTCTTTAATTCTTTTTTTAAATAACCATCTGCTTTAGCTTGCATACCTGGCTTGTCAGTTTCAGTTTGCTTAAAAGTATATGGTGATTTTTCAGCGTTTAATAAATTAGAATAAAAGTTAACGTCTTTAGCTAAATTCTTTAACACGGTTGTTTTAGCTTTTTCTAAAGCCTCGTCTGTATATTCACCTAACTCATTTAACTCATGTTGTAAACCATGACGATATTCATATGGGTTAGCTTGGTCAATATGGAGAATATCTGGTTTTTTCTCTGATGGTTTTTTAGCTTTAACTTCAGCTTTAACAGCTTCATCAGCCTTAGCTTCTTTAGTTTCACCTTCAGTTAACATAGATTTTTTAATTCCATATATAGAATAGTTATACTCAACTTCGTTGATTAAACCAGCGATGAGTTTAAGTCTTTCTACTTCGTTAATTGGTTTTTTCATACTAATAAATATTAACGGCCTTGGCCACGATAATTTTTTTCTTTGCGGTTATGCTTATTAAATGATTTAGCGGCTTTACCACCTTTACGTTTGCCGAAAACTATTTTACGGCTTTCTCCTCTACTTGCTCCTTTAGCCATATTAATATCCTAATTTTTTAAGTCTTTCTTTTACAAATAATGCTGCTTGACCAACTGGGTAGTCAAATTTTTTAGCTATACCTTTTAAAAAACGTAATACTAAAGCGTCACCTTCTGGATTATCTGATTTGAGGACTCCACCAAAAGATTTAGCATCAATATCATACTTATCTTCTTCCACTGGTTCTTTAGTTTCATTAACTGAACTATTAAGAACATGGTCTACATACTCTACTACATCTTCTTTTTCAAATCCTTCTTTCATCCAATCTGAAGCTAATGAATTGAGTTTGGCTTTAAAATCAGCTAAATCTTGTATATTAGCTAAACCCTCCATTCTATCAATATATTCAGGTGATAATTTTTCATTTAATTCAGATGCTCTACGACGTGAGTAATCAGAAACATATTCATCTTCTTCTTGTTCAACATCAGCACCTAAGTCTTCAACTAGATCTTTTAATTCTTTAAGAGCTTGTACTAAACCTATTTTTTCTTGTGTTGGAATATTTGAGTTAGTTGAGATATTGCGAGCTAAATTGTTTACAATTTCTTCAATTCTATCAACAATCATAAGACTGCCTTGACCTGCTTCTTCTACTTTTTCTTCTTTACCTTCAGCATAACGACGACAATAAGACATATTAACTTCGTCCATATTACCTTCATCGTCTTTACGATAGCATTTGCCATCTCTAACAACATATATTACTTCATATTCATTGATACCTTTTTTAACTATATCAACAGCCATGTCTTCAGAAGAATCATATTGTGTTCCCATATATCCTTCTTCTGTTTCTTTTAATTTAGAGTAAGCTCCTAATTTATTTTCAACTAGGAATTGTTTCATGTCAAAATTATCTGCCATTTTATTTTAATTTTGTAGATTTAAAAAATAATTTTTTAGTTGCTTCTTTGATTTGGCTAAGAGCATTTTCAGTATATTTTTTATACTTTAATTCACTCTCACCTTCGCTCAATTCAGTCTTAAGGCGATCCATATATTCAAATAAACGATTGATTTCGTTTACTTTCTTTTTTACTTGTTTAACTGCTTGATGGAATTGATCAGGTTTAGATCTCATTTTAGTTTCATTTCTAAACTGAGCGTATCCTTCATTTAATTTTTCTCCAAAAGCTTTATCTAACATTTTTATTATGTCTGATGTTCCCCAAGATCCAAATTTAGATATTGAAAGAGCATTTTTAAGTGATGTAGTTCCAGGTTCTATAGTTCCTATTGCTACTCTAAAATCATTTAATCTTGGAGCTCCAGCTGCTTTATCATCTACCATAATTAAGTCTTTATCTCCTAATTTGTAAATGTAAATAGTTTTTTTAGATCCGTATTTATTTACTTGTTGTTGTTTATCTACTGGTTTGAAAGTTAAATTTTTTCCAGCAGCATAATCATTGATTAATGCTTCTATACTTTTAACAGCCCATTCTTGTTTAGCTTCTCCTATGTATTTGTCTGTGAACCAATCATAGCTATCTTCATTATCATCTTGTTCTTCAGGTTGGAATTCAATCATACCTTCTTTTGTCCATTTTAAAGAAGGAAATTTAGCTATTACATCATCAATAGTGTTAACTTGTAATTTATTCCATCTGTTTCCAGCGCCATCAATTACATTAATAAAAAATTCACCTGTTGAAGAAGCAAAATAAATATCTGAATCGGTTTTTGTATCTGTAGCAATATGAATTTTATCTGATGGTTCTTCCATCATTGCTGCTCTTCTTTCAATTTCTCCTTTATCCATATATGGATTAGTTTCAGGACCCCACTCACCTTGTCCTTTTAACGCCGCGAGTGCTTTGTCAATTCTGTTTAGCATGTCACCATACTTATCAGCTATTGGACCACCTTCTGGTTCTGCTTCTTGTTCCATATCTCTTTCAATCTCAGCTCTTTTTTTAAGAAGCATATTAATTTTAGCTTGATTTGGATTTAATTTTTGAACTTGAGGTTTTTGAACTTGAGGTTTTGGAGCGTCTTTTTTAGCTCTCATTGCCATTAAGACAGGATCATTAACATCCATTTCCCATAATTCTTTATAGTCCATAGCTTTAGATGAACGATTAGGAATTGATGGAGCTGATTTCCAATCTTTAGGTGTACCTTTGTTAGCACGTTTACCAAAAGCATATTTAGTAGCAACACCTTCACCTGTACCTGGAGTTACAGAAGCGCCTGTGCCAGTGCCAGACGTTTCTTTTTTAAGTTTTTTCTTTAATTCTTCTTTAATTTTAGATTTCTTATCCATTTACATTTCTAATTTCCTCAGCTAATTGCTGATATTGAAGTAATGATACTAAATGTTCATCTTTTACAGACGCCTTAGTAGATATTGGCTTAATTAGACTTATAACTTCGTTTAACTTAATTTCAGTTGTCTTGTCGTCAACTTGTTTAACTAAATTTGTTAATTCAGTTTTAACTTTATTAAGGTTCTCGTTAATATAAGTTTTAAGGTGTTCAGGATTAGAAATATTGTTAATGAATTCTTTAAGTACTGATTTTTGACGCTCACTTAATGTTGAATATTTACTATTGAATTTTTCAATTAACATTCTATACGCCAAAATGCGAACATTTTTATCTTCTTTAGCTAACTCAGTAGCAACATCATTTGTTTCTTCCTTAATGAGTTGTTTTTTAGTGATATGTTCCATTAAGGTAAGTTTATTAAGCACCATTTGTTTAGGCTCAACAAACTTATTCTCCATAGCTGATTCAAATAATGTATAAGCAGCTGCTAATGTTTTATAATTGTTAACTTTAGACTTAAAGAAACTTTCAAGGTTATAATGCTTCTTAATCTCTTTGATTAAGTTGTATTTTTCTTTAATTAATTGTTCTTTATTTAACTTTTTAGCTAAATCAACAGTTGTGTTAACTAACATTTCAGCTTTACCCTCAGATAAACGCGGAGATGTTAAAATAGTATGATAAAGTTTATGTTCTTTAGCGATTTCGCTACTGTGAAAGAATTTTTTTACAATCTTTACAGCTTTAGAATCAGTATTCGCTAACGTATCTGATGCTATTTGACGCACTAATAGCTCAAATAATACACCAGTGTTACGAAATTTGTTATGTTTAATACGCATAATTTAGTATAATGATACTACTTATAAATATGTAGCTTATTTAATCTCGTCGCGAATATTTTTTTCATCTAATAAATCGTTTTCAAATAAATTAGTGCGACGGTTTACAGGAAGACCATCAAACATACCTTTATTTTTAAGATATGTTTCTAAGGCAAGTGGAGAACCACCTTTCCATTGAGTTTTCGCTAAACTATCTTCTTGGTCTACACCAGCGGTACTATATGTTTTAGTTCCAATACGATCTTTACCAAATGGATTATCTTGGCGATTAATATTTGAAACAGATGATTTAGGGCGACCAACAAGATGAACAGGTTCATTTGGATCTTTTTCATTATATCCAGTTGGTACAGGACCATCACCTCTACCTTTACCATAAGCTGTAGCTAATTGAGATGGTGTACCATATACCTGACCGCTTTCTTCTGGATCATTACCTTCTTCTTCAATTTGGGTTAATCTAAATTTACGTTTCTTATCTTCAACCATTAAATCACGATATTCATCATATTGATCCTCACTGAAATGGAATAAGTTATCATAAATCCATTCAGTTGGTAATAAATTATTCTCCATGATTTGAGAAGCTAAATCAACCTTTTCTTTCATTAATGCAATACGTTCTTGATCATAAATGATAGAAGGTGTTGTTAATGATAAATCAAAGTTAGTTAAACTTTCACCATCATATCCTTGAGTATATAAATGTACTAAGGCAATCTTAGTTAGTTCTGATAATAATATTCTTTGAATACGTTCTACTGTGCGAGCAAATCTAATATCTTCAGCTGCTAATGTAGCTTTACCAGTTAAATCTTTTTCATAACCCATAAACGCTTTAGGTATCTTAAGAGCAGCAAATAATTTATCTCTTAAATAAGCAACGTCTTCAATACCATTATATTCTAAACCTTTAGCTGTGTCAATACGAGTTGATTGATCATTTCCTCTTACAGGTATGTAAAAGTCTTCCATCATGTTCATCATATTGAACTTAAGGTTATATTGACCGGTTTGTGGATCAATATAAGGTACTTTCTTAAGTTTTTGAACTGTTTTCTGCATATATGCTTCTACCTCATTTGGAGGTATAGCACCTACATTCATATAGAAAATACGTTTTTCAGGAGCGCGAACAATACGATGAATCAACATTGCGTCTTCCATCAAAATCATTTGTTTAAATATCTTACGACCTGGCTCTAAATAACTTCTACCATAAGGTAAATAGTTAACATCACTTATTAATCTAAAGTGAGCCATCTCATAGTTTTCAAAGTAAATATCTGAAGTAGCTGTACCTAAAGCATATTGTGTTTGAGGAGTAGTAATACCAGATACTGATGTTGGATCATATTTAAATCTTACATAGGTAGGATTTTTTGGATTGGTACCTTCTTCTCTAATAATAGCATAAGCTGAGAATGGTATTACATTATACACACCAAATTTCTCAGCGATTTCTAATTTAAGATAAAAGTCACCATACTTACACATGTTACGAGCCCAACTCCATAAATTAAATTCAACATTTAACACATCATAAAATAGATTATATAAAATACGTTGAATATTTTCGTCACTAGAACGAATATGGAGCATT